ACTCGCAGTACCAATGCCTACTTTACCGTCTGACTGTACATTAAACTTAGTATCTATCGTACTTATCTTATCAGCTGTAACAACACCTGCTGCTAACTTAGGATTCGTAACGCTGCCGTCCACTAAAGAGTTCGTACCTACCGTACCTGTAATTGCCACGCCAAACCCACGTTGAATAACAACTATGTCTTCACCTCCCGTCATGTTAGGAATGATAGTTAACGTGTCTGTGTTTGGGTCTACGGTGTACTCAACAGTGGGTTCTTTAATCAGTCCGTCAATACTTACTTCATAAGCTGTATCTCCTAGGACTTCAGCTCCTGTAACTGTGTAAGTATTATTAGTTCCAGAGATAGCAGGGAATACCCACTTCAACGGAGCGTTAGAACCGTACAGTCCTTGGTTTACTTTGTTATCTACATAGAGTTTGGTGGAAGCATCTGTAGTATCTGTAGGAGTACCTAAATTCTTAATGCGTAAGCTCTTAGCGTCCCACTGTGTACCTCCGTTTTCGACCTGTAACGATTGATCGTTCAACTCTGCAATCTCTTCAGCTAGGTAACGGTTGTGACGGTACGATAAATCTAACTCAGCCTCTGTTAATACAGAACCATTCACGAAGTCTACAAGGTTCACGTTAGGAGCACTACGTCGTCTTACTCGTACAGAAGCTGCAGCACTTAGTCCTGTGTCTAGTACGATCTTAGCGGTAGGTGTAGCTACAACAGTAAAATCAGTCGTACCTACGCCGTCTATCTCTACCTTAATGTGTTCGTCTTCGAGGTACGGAAAAGTAAAAGCAAAGTCAGTTTGTCCTTGGGTTCCTGCGTGGTCTATGTATGTGACAGCCATGATGATATATATTATTAATTATTGAGAGAGAAGAGCAAGTCCTTAGTCTAGAGCGGGTAACATTTAAGGGTTTGTTTTTAAAAGTTCATCTAAGTCGTTTCTTCCTAAAGTTCTTTCTACTGATACAGGTGTACCCGTAAAAACGGTTTGGCCTCTAGCGGAATCAATTACTTGCTTTAATGTTTTGTGGGGTCCGTACTTATTGTAATCTAAAGTGCCTACTTCGTTTTCTTCTTCGCTTATAAATTCTTTTAATAAAACTTTATCTTTCATCATGTTTTTAGCTGCAGCTTTATAAGCTTTTGTGAACGCAGTATTTAAAACTTGTAAAGCAGGGTTTGAAACAGAGCCTATATCTGCTGTGCCTGTTCTTTTTCTAGAGCCTTTTAGCCACGCTTTTCTCCATTTTTTGTTTTTAATAATTTCTATAATCGTTTTATCTACATTTAATTTTTTAACTTCTTGGTTGAATCTGTAATGTAAAGATACTCCGTTATTATCTATGAACTTATACATATCGATTCCGCTGATTGTAGGGAACTTATTAGGTGGTTTAATTAACTGCCCATCTCCTTCTATGTCTTTTTTATATACTTCATCAAAGGCGTTTAATTCTTCCGACCTTTCAGGTGCCCATCTAATAAAAGTATTCAACCAAGTCTTAGGAGATTGCATATCATGACCAAAGTGGTCTGTCTTTTTATTACCTGTTGGGTTGTGTCCTGTTATTTTATAAGCTGTCCTGTCTTGCCAAGTTCCTCCTTTAAGTTCTTCAACGCTTCCTTTTTCAAAAAACAACTTTAATACTTTATTTATTTGAGAGGGCATTAAAGCGAAGGAACCTAACCAATCGGCAAGCACTGAATTTATGTTTTCATCTTTCCCAGTCAATATTCTGTCAATAGACTTAATACCTCCAGCCACTGGGACTTCCCTGAAAAGTTCTGCTATTGATCTTAATACAAAACCTAAACGATTTTGGTCTTCTGTTAAAATAGGTTTCCCGTCTTTACCTGTAAAATCTTTCATTTCCTCGTAGTTAGCCATATCCGCCCCTATAGCAAAAGCTACAGACAACGGAAATAACTCCCTGTATCCCCATCCCTCTATTGTGTTGGATTTTGCTTTAGGGTTTTTATGCTCAAACTTCCTACGCTGTTCTGGAGTCATCCAAGCTAAAGTCCCCAAAGCAACCCCAGCTGCACCCATGCCGTATCCCGCAAACATCATACCGCTTCCCATCAAAGTGTCTGTTATAGCATCTCTATGGTATGCTATCCTTCTTCCTTTTAATTCTTTTATCCTTTGCTCTAGTTCTTCTTTTTCTTTTTGTAACTCCTGCCTTCTTTGAGGTGTAGTCTCTTCGTTTGCTATGTAATTATCTTTATCTCTAATTTCTCCTTCTACTTTTTTAATCCTGCGGTTGTAAGGGTTTCTAATAGCTTGTGTTGCTGGTATTATAGGAACCCCTACACGTATCGAACGACCAGCACCTCTAGCAACAACCGTCATTATAGGAGCAAGTAAATGTATCAGTGCACCCGCAGCTGGGTTATCTTTTAATTGTTTTAATTCCTTAACAAACCTTAGTGCCGTATCAGCTATAGGTTGTGCTATCTCGGTTGGGTCTAAATTAGCTACATTAGAATCAAACAGCAGTTCTTTATTAATGGTATCAGTCGCAGTGGCGTTTACACCTTCTTGACTTAATATTTCTATTCCTTGATCCTTAGTCCATTTTTGCTTGTAAAGATCAGCAGCTAATTCACGAGCTTTCTTAGGGTCATTAGGTATAGCTTCAAAAGCATCCTTCCATGCTTCGGACATAAGTTCCGATCTTAATAACTGTCTTCTGAAAAGTTCGTCTATAGGCATAATACCACGCAGTGGAAGCTTTAGTAATTCGTTCAACATTTTACCAATAGGCATACGAGCAAAGATATGCTGAACTCCCGTAACTTTTTCCCCTCTTAACCTTTTTCGTCTCGCTAGTTCTTGGGCAGCCTCAAACAACTTCTCAGGGTCTCCTAGCGAAATATCTCCAGTTAATCTGTTAGCTCCCGATGCACCTGTTGCACTTTCTAAATTCTTAGCTGTCATAGCTACAGCTCTTCCTGTTCCCCTCCAATTCCTCAGTCCCTCTACAAGGCCGTGAGTGTTAGCTATTAAAACTTGTAAAGCACCTATCTGAGTGCCTCTGTATTTTTTAGTGGTCATCAGGTTAGCGATGGGTTCAGTCCCTAGTTTAGCAAACTGCTTGAACGTACTAGATATTCCCCCTAGAGCACTAGCAATAACAGAGCTAGTCTGCCATATCATTGCGTAAACCCTGTTATTACCCCACCCCTTAAAGAACCTAGATAGTTTAGTCTCAACATCTCTTTGTGCAGCGAGCATCGCTTGTTTACGCACAGCCTCATATATCCTTTCTTCTCTAAAAGAATCTTGAGCTGCGTCTATATCCTTCAGCTTGTCACGCATTCTTTTATCGGAGTCTCGTATCTCTTGTCTAATTTTATCCGTACTTCTGACTTTCTGTGGACCAGTAGGTTTAGGCTCTAAGTGTGCTCTCATTTCAGACACTACACCCCTACCCTCCATCTCAGCTCTTCTAGCTAACTCTTCTTTAAGTTGTTTTTTCTTTAAAGCCTCCGCTTCTAACTCATCGTAGAACTTAATCTTTTCTTGCGTCTCTACCAGTACGGGATCAGTTTCTTCTATCTTCCTACCTGCTCTTTCAGCTGCCCTTCTATCTAAATCATCGTCATCACCTAACCTTGCTCGTCTTTCGTCTAATCGTTTTTGTGCGATAGCTCTTCTTTTACGAATAGACTCTAACATCTTAGCTTCCTGAAATTCTTCAGTCATTTCTAATCTAGCTCTATCAATCTCATCAACACGCTTACGCATATTGCTTCTAAGAAAAGCGATGTCTTTATTAACCTTCTCCAACTCACCTGAAACTTTAGTAGGTCCTTTAGGTTTAGTTATCTCAGCTCGTTGCTGTCCAAGCGGTCCTGTTTCTACTTTAAGTAATCTAGCTCGTTCTTTTAACGCTGCTTCTAATTTTAAAGCGTCAGCTTCGTTAGCTTCGTGAAACTTTATTCTATTCTTTAAATCTTCTATTTCAGCGTCAGCTTCTGCTTTCTTAGGTTTATCTTTAGGGCGTATTTTGTTTATATCACCAAACCTTTTCTGCAATTCTTTAAGACGCTTCTCTAGCTGTGCCTTCTGTTTAGCCTGTGCTTTAGCTACCTTATTAGGGTCTTGTAAAGATATGTCAGACTCAATTACTTGTTTTTGTAACAGCTTCTTTGTTTTGTTATTTACTTTCCGTATCGTAGACAGGTACGAAGCTACTTCCTTTTTATTATTCCAATCCGGAGTTGGCCCCACTTCTTGTCTTATCTTTGCTAAGTCTCCCTCTTCAAGTAACTCTAAATATGTTTCAAGCTTAGATTCTTCTTGTGCGATCTGCTTGGCTTCTCGTTTACCTGTAGCGTAAAAGTCTAACCTGTTCTGTATATCTATCTCTTCTTGAGACTTTTCCTTACCTTTCTTAGCTTTTTGCTCTGGTCTTAAACCCGCAAATTCTTGTTGTGCTTCTCTTAACTTCTTCTGTAACCTAGATATTATAACTTCTTGCGGTATCTCTTTAGGTTCTTTTTCTACCGCTTCTCTTAGTTTGTTTTTAAAATCTTGAGTAGCTTGTCTATCAAGTTCTTGTCCTAATCTTTTAAAGCGAGGTCTTACATCTAAAGCATCCTGTATGTTTTTAAATAAAGTAACATCAGCTTCGTTCTCTATTGTTTGCCTTAAAGACTTCTCTACATCACTCCAAGCGTCACTCTCCGCCCCAGCTCTTTCACTAAGTACTGTTTGGTAGTTATATTTAGCGGCATCTTGTCTATGTGATTGTAACCCTCTAGCTACTAAAGTAGACATTGGATCACTAACTTTTTGATTTAACTTCCTTAAAAATACAACTTCATCTAAAGCAATCTGCAAAGCCCTAACATCTTTGTTACCACCCTCCCTAAAAGTGTGTATTGCTTTTGTAAATATGGAAATAGAATCATCGTAAAGTTTTTTACCTTCTCGGATAATATTAGCACCTTCAATAGTTGGTACATCTCCCCCTGAAAAAGCTGCTTTAGTTCTGTCTATTAAACTCTGTAAAGCATTGTCTCTCTTTAATACTTTAGGTGTAGGTGCTTCAGGTTTCTTAGCTATTGCATCATCTCTAAGGAGTACTTCAGTTTCTCGGTAATTATATACAAACTGAACATCATCAACAGCGATTGTTTTTTCTTTTAATACAGTACCTTCTACTTGTAATCTATCTTCAACATTCTGCCTTTCTAGGCTCCAACTTGATACATCTCTTTCGGGAGACGGTGTAAAGTCAGGGTCTTCAACACGATACACAGTTACAGTATCTCCGTACTTCTTACGCAATAAATCCCTTTGTTTTTCTTGTATAGGAGCTAACTCTTCCGCTTTATCTTTTAGAGTTTTAGAAGCAGCTTCAGGGTTACTTATTGGACCCATGTGTCTCTTTAAGTTGTATACTCCTTCACCACCCGCTTCGTTAGCTATATCTTCTGCAAGTTTAACAACCCCTTCAGCATCTGTTTCTTCTACTTTAAAGTCAGGATCGTCTTTATGTCTGTATACATTACCTTGTTTAAAATATCCTTCTGGTGTCTCAATATAGGGGAACTCACCCTCCCTCGCAGGTACTGCAAGTTTCTTATTAATAAAGTTTTGTTTTAATTCACGCAGTGTTTTAGGTAACTCGCCTACTTCAAGTGTTACTTCAGGCTCTTCTGCTTTGGGTTTTAAAAGATCATCTTCTACAGGTTGTCTTTCTTTAGGTACTTCTAAATCTTCCTCAGTGTACTCTCTTAAATTTTCATCAGGTGCATCTAACTCTTCTTCGGTTAAAGTCTGTTCTTCCTCAATAGGTTTAGGGTTAGCTTCAGCTTCATCAACTCTAGCATTCTCTTCCTGTATCTCCTCTTTAAGTTGTTGGTTTAATTCTTGAGCTTCCTCTAATTGCTTTCGCTGTTTCTTTAGTTTAGCTATCTTGGCATTCTTTTTTGCAAAGTTAGTAAATACCCCAACATCATCAGCTTCCTTTTGTATTTCTTTGTTGATGTCGTCTACCTGCTTAACTAATTCACCGTCCATTAAGTCAGTAAGTTTTACAGCTTCAGCCCTCCCTGCCTTACCTTTGGTCCTCCAGTAACTGAACAAACCAACACCTCCATGTAAAGCTGTATTTAAAGTTGCACCTACTCCTGCTGAAACTAATAAATCTCTATAAACACCTTCTTTGACGTTACCCGCTTCATCGAATAAATCTTCTTCTTGTAGAAGCCCAGAAACTGACTGCCTGAAAACAGACTCTAGTAAACCTATAGCAGCCCCGCTAACAAGTTTTTCTCCTCCCTTTGTTACGATGTTTCTGTAAGAAAACTTACTTCCTGTTTTTGGTTGTAGGAATTTAAACACAGGTAAGCCGTCTACAAACTTAACAACAGGACTAGCGTTAAAAACACCAGCTGCAAATACTTCTGATATCTTGAAAGCTTTCTGTGATTTGTAATGCTGCTGTATCTTTTGGTTGGCTACGTTAGATAACGCACCAACTGTTACCTCTGCTGCCCCTAAACCTAGTAATCCTAAAGGAGTACCTTTGAGGGGTCTTGTAGCTTTAGAAGCTGCTTTAGCTCTGTTTAACCATTTAATATAAGCAATGTTACTAGCTATAGGAGCGGTAAGTTCTACACTAGTTCCTAAAGCTAAACCAAACCACTGTTCGCTTGTAAACTCTTCACTAGCACTTTGTTCTTGCTGTTCTGTTGTAAGTTGAGTGTTTGGATTAAGAAGTTCACTTACCATAATATCTCCCGCATCTTCATACGGAGCTGGTAATCTTTCTTCTAACGGTACTGTAGATTCGTCAACTTCCTCCTCTTCAATTTGAGGTTTACTATCACCGTATTTACTCTTTCTTAACTCTTCAAAAGTAGGCATATTATAAAGGTTTCCTAGGTCTATCTATTAAATCTAACTGCACAATACCGAATGTTAGTAAATCTTCAACAGTGGTAATTCCTAACTCAATGTATTGTTCTGCTGTTTCTTTTTCTTCAGTAGTCAGTTGTACACCATCTGTATCTTTAGTTAAGATGTCAGCCCATTCATTTAATTTAATTTCAGCTTCAGACCTACTGCCAAACAACACAACATCATCTGTATCTAATTCTAACTCAGCTACTTTCCGAACTCCATCTCTACTGTACCTAGATAAACCAAAGTTATAATATGAAAGTCTTTGTTGATTTATTAAATTTTTAGCCTCCATATCTATCCTATCATCTTCTATAGTTTGACGCTTTATAGAACTTACAGGTGCTCCTCTTTTAACTCGCATTAAAGATTCGTAAGCTAAGTTCTTCCCCAATGTCTTTAGTTCTTTAGTTCGTACTTGTTTAATACTAACATCTAAATCAGCCCTATCTACTTCTCCCTCGATAGTAATTTTGCTTTCAGGCTTCATTTCCAACGCATCTTCTTTAGCTTTAACAATGCGTAACCAACGCTCTTTCTCTTGTTGCTCTAGTTCGTTTACAAGCTTAATGATTTCTTTGTCGTCTTTTGGTGCAGCGTTTTTTAAAGCTTCTTGCACTCGCTCTGTAGCACTGCGTTGAAACTCTCGACCTGATGTACCTTTATAAATTTCTTCAACCTCAGCTTCAGTACTTGTGTAAACCTCGGCAAAATATGTTTCTGTTTCATTCTTAATCATTTTACCTATAGAAGAACCAACACCTTTGTAGTAGGTAGAGTTCAGTACGGCACCTCTTTCTTCCGCTTCTATACCTAATTGATCTAGCGTGTCCCAAGATACATAATCTTTCTTTTGGTTTAATATAAAATCTTTAACAGTAGGTGGTTTATCCGTCTGACCTTCAGCCCATTCTAAGAACTCTTCTTCTTGTTGCTTCTTATAATCATCAGATAAATTAAGCGGTTGACGAGGTCTTACTATTACATCTTCCCTGATACTATTTAACCTAGTCCTATTACCTATGTATAGTTCTAAAGCAAGATCAGGAGCGTCCTTTGATTGAGAGAGTTCAGATAATTTATTTTCGTACGAAGCTACAGGATTACTAGATTCCACAATAGAGGAAACTACCTCATCTAAAGCTCTTGGGTTATTTTTTAACTCGGCACTCAAAGATTGTAAACTAGTTTTTAAAGCCGAAAGTTGGTTGGGTTCAACAGCCCCTCCGAACTTCTGCTTTCCATACAAACCAGTTAAAGCAGAATCATAGAAACCCGCAAAGTTCTGTTGCTGCGTAGTTTTAGATACAGTTCCTTGTTTTGACTCAGCGGATTCTAGAGTTGTTATAAAATCATTAATACTTTTAATAGACTGAGAAGAACCAAACACGGGCCTACCTTTAACTTTCATTAACTCCATAGCAGTAACAAAAGTCCTAGCATCTTTAAATTTATCTTTTGTTATTAAGGTGTCAAGCTGTGCCGTGTACCCATCTAAGAGTATTTTCTGTCTAGTAGCTGGGTCAGTTATTCCTTGCTCCAACATTAATTTCTCTCGTCTTTCAGCTATAAGTTCTAGGCCAACAACATCAATTGATCCAGTACTAGTAGCACCTTTAAGCTCACTTATTAAATCCTGACCTTGAGCTGCTTCAATAAAATTCTCTCTATTCTTTTCGTAGTTATTTAATAAATTAGCTTTCACACCGGGAACAATTGAGTTCCATAAAGCCTTGGAAGCTAAGCTATCAGCTACATCTCCGCCTAGTTTTTCGCTTAGTGCTTCCCATTCTTTGTTAATAGCTTCATCTATCGCTTGTGATGTTTGTTCCCTCTTTGTGTACTTCTGTACATCTACTAAGGAATCTGCTTGTTGTTGTAAACTAGGAAGTGTAACTGTATTTAAGTGCTGCTTCAACAACACCTGATCGAACTTATCTTGTTCTCTTTGTTCCTCTTGAAACTGTGCAGCTTGGGCTTCATCAATTTGTTGCTCCCTAATTATTTCTTGCTTCCTAAAACCAAGGTAAGTCTCACCTAGTTTCCCGAACTTACTTAAATCACCTGCAAACTTTAATATTTTAGCTGTGCCTACTTGTGGCTTAGGTGCTTGTAGTTGCGTTATTCCGTATTGATAGCCCGGTAGACCAACAGGTTTAACACTAGGGGCTTCGCCTAATCCTTGGACCTCTACTCGTTTCTTAGTTGTCATTATCTTCCCCCTATCGCAAGTGGTCCACGAGCTGGTAATGTATATTGATCTGTGTCTGGCATATAACTAGAAGTTCCCATGCCTGTCTTAATATAAGCAGGGCGTGATGTGTTTTGAAAACTTCTACCCATTGAGTAACCGCTCATGCCCCCTTGTAAAATATCTAAGCCCATACCTAAAACACTTGGCTCATCTTTGATTGGATCGATGATCGGTCTACTTAATCCCATTATCTCTTGTTGAGATGCTAATCCTAATTGCTCAAGATTTAAACCGTGACGTAAAGCATATAGTTTATCTTGAGATGTAAGGGCTGCTACTTGTCCAGCTTGTTGTCTGATATAATCATCCATTAATGCTTGAACGGACAACCCAGATACACCTGCTTCACCCGCAGCTACTACCGCTTTAGATGTTATAGCCTCACCAGCTTTAGCTACTCTACCTTTCTCTTGGCGTATTGTTTCTTGTTGTTGTTGTCTTTCTAATATAGCAGCACTTCTTTGGAATCCCGCTTTACTCTCAGCAGCAGCTATAGATTGTGCTTGTAACCGACGCTGCATCTCATTTTGTTGAAGCTGTGCTTGGTACTGCATACGGGCTTGTTGCCTAGCACCTATAGCCGACGCACCAGCTGACGCTACTCCTATCCCTGCGGATACTGCTGCTAATGGTACACACATATAATTACTTCCTCTCTAATACAAATGACAGATACCCTTGGAACTGACAATCCTGAAACTCAGCACCTAACCACTCCAACCATTTAATACTCAGCTTGTTACTACGCATAACGAAGTTAGTGAGGTAATCAAAGCCGTCTAACAATCCTTCCATACGTTCGGCTGAGTTTTTAATAAAGAACTTCTTAATCGTAGGTAATCTTCTAGTACCTAATAACCAAGCACTTCCAATATTAGTACCTTTGATAGGAGCTACTCCGAAGGAACAGTATAAGTTATTCATCTCATCCTTCACGCTGTAGCACTTACTAGAACAAGAGTAAGACATATAGACAGCATCTCTAGGGTGATTATTTAAGCCGAGTATCTCTAGCATATCATCCTCCCGTAAGTCCTCGTATAAATTAGCTGCATCCATATCGAGCTGTGCGTCGTCTATTCTAAGCTCCATATCTTCTACTCCTTGGTATAAACATCGATTCAAACTCAGCACCTAATAACTTAACTGGTAACGCACTATCACTTTTAACTTCGATAGTAGCTTCATTAGGTTGTGCTTGTACGGGGAATCTGAAGTGTCCGTTCTGTGGTGTGAATTGATTAAGTGTCAAGTTAGCTCCTACGATGTCAGGATTAAAAGCGTAGCTATATTTATCTCTGTACTTAGGAGTTACTTCAACAGTAAAGTGTCCAGTATCTGCGTAGTCAATACTACCGTTACGTATGGTTTGGAAAGCATAGTCAGATGCACTGCGACCGCCTCGTTCCGTTGGTTGCTTTAACGTTTGATTGGAGAACCTGTACAACATACTGTACGGCTTACCTACGAAGAAGTATTG